GGCGTCGTTGCGGGCGGCGGGGGTGAACGTGCAGCGGGCGTCGCTGGTGTTTGCGCCGCGCGCGGGCAGCCATGACGCGCCGGTGACGGTGGACCTGAACACAGAACCGGCGGGCGACACGGAAACGGTTTCCTCCGGGAACTGACGCGGCGGCACCGCGCATCGCGCCATGAGCCGGGCCATTCAACAGCGGTTACTGGACTGTTTGCAGGTGCGCAGCACCTGGGAGCAGCGGCAACGGCTGTGGTATGAGATGTTGCACGACGGCATTCCCCGCAGGTCCAAGCCATTTCCCGGCGCGGCGAATCTGCACCTACCGATCGCGGACAATGCGGTGCAGAAGTGGCTGCCGTATTATGTGAACTCGGTGTTTTCCCGCAAGCAACTGGCGAGTTTCACGCCGCTGGGCGGGCAGTTGCAGGAGGCGACAGCGGCGGCGGCGGAGTGCCTGGACTGGAAGCTGCGGAAGGAATCGAATTTCGCGATGGTGTGGGCGCGGGCGGCGTATCTGTTCACCGGCACGGGGCGCGCGCTGATCAAATGCCGGTGGGACGCGGAGGCGCGCGGGGGCAAGGGCCGACTGGATTTCGAGGCGATTGATCCGCTGTACTTCATCGGCGACGCGGCGTGCGACTCGCCGCAGGAGATGGAGGTGTCGGCGCACGTCAAACAGATCAGCGTGGCGGCGTACAAGCGGAACAAGTTGTTCCGCCAGGACGCGGCGTTGCTCGAGCGCATCCGGGGCGGGGAGAATCAGGCGGCGCAGTGGAAGGAGCAGGAGAAGGAAACGCGCGAGGGGTTGACGTCTTCCAAGAGCGCAGACGTGATCATTCTCTGGGAGAGTTACGAGCGGGTGGACGAAGGCTTTTTGGTGCGGACATTTTCGCCGACGGCCCCGGAGGAGGCGGTGCGCGAGCCGTTCATTTTGCCGTTGTCGTGGCAGGGAGAGCCGTTGCATCCGTGTGTAGCGTTTGCGGTGGAGATCGCGGAGGCGGGATGGTATGCGCCTCGCGGCATTCCTGAGAAGGTGGCGGCATTTGAGGCGTACGGGACGAAGATGTGGAACGAGAAGGCGGATTGGCTGGCCTTTTCAAACAAGCCGTTGTTCGAGAGGGATCCGCAGGCGGTGTTGCAGAACACGGCGAACATTGGTTTGAAGCCGGGCGATGTGCTGCCGCCGGGGGTGAAGCCGGCGGCAATTCCGGCTCCGCCGTTCTCGATGGACGAGGAGATGAACATGGCGCGGCAACTTGCGGAGGAGACCGCGCAGGTGCCGGACTTTGGCGCGACGCCGGACGGGAACGCGAAGGACACGCGCACGGCGACGGAGATGCAATACATCGGCTCGTTCGCGGCGCAGGGCATCCAATACAAGGCGTGGATCTCGGGCATCTTCGAGGCGGAAGTTTACAAGCGGGCTTGGGCGTTGTTGCTGGGCAACGCGGGTGGGGAGATCGCGTTCTTTACGTCGAGCACGCGCAAAGTGCTGCCGGAGCAGGCGCTGAATGACAATTACCTGATCGAACCGGATGCGTTGCCGGATTCGTGGAACAAGCAGGAGCGGGTGCAACGGGAGTTTGCGCGGTTTCAGTTGCTGCGGAACGATCCGCGCATCAACCAGGATGCGCTTTACACGCGGTTTTTGAGCGCGGAGGACCCCCGGCTGGCCAAGGAATTGTATCTGCCGGCAAACCTCAAGGCGGCGAGTGAGGCTGAGGATGAAGCGCTCGAGATCGGGATCTTGCTGGAGGGCTTCCCGGCGGCGGTGATGCCGGGCGAGGATCATCAGCGGCGGCTCCAGATGTTGTTTGGCAAGTTGCAACAGCTTTCGATGATGCCGCAGCCGCAGACGGCGGAGGAATTGAGCCGGATGATGATTGGCCGGCAACGATTGCAGGAGCATATCGCGGCGCATGTGGCGGCGTTGCAGCAGGAGAACCCGGCGTTGGCGAAGCAGTTCACTGCCGCAATCGGCGTGATGGACCAGGGCGGTGCGGCTTCGGGCGCGCAGGGCGTTTCACAATCTGTTCCTCCGGGTGGTGCCGGTGGACTCATGGGGGGCGGGTTGCCGGGAGTGCAGGCCGGGCAGCCCGCTCTGGAGGTGCTGACGTAGCATGAACCGCGCGTTGCACAATTTGTTTGGCCGGGCGGAGGCGCGGGAGCGTCGGGCGGCGGTGGAGGCACAGAGTCGGGCGTACTTCCTGGAGCGCGGGCTGACGGCGGAACGGCTGGATGCGGCGGTGCGCGAGCATGGTTCGCTGGATGCGGCGTTGTCGATTTTGATGCGGGAGGTGGAGGCGGGGCGGCGGCGGGACGGGTTTGTGACGGAGTTTGCAGAGGACGCGCCGCAGTGGACGGCGGAGATGGCGGAGGCGTGGCGGCATTTTCTGGCAGCACACGAGGCGGGCAAGGGGTTGCAGCGGCTGGCGAATTTTCACGAGCAACAGACGAACCGGGCGGCGGTGCATCGCACCAGTGGAGCAGAGAGCAACGCGGGTTACGCGCGCGGGTGGCATGATGCCACGGCGTATTTTTTCAAGACACTTTCGGCGGATCCCCGGCCGCAACAGGGGACTGACACGCAGGCGGCAGATGACGCGGACGCGCTGCGTGAACGATTGGCGTCATAGGAATGAGACATGGCGAATACTGACAACGACGGGGCGGGTTCCAGCGGGGACATCGCGCCCATTCCGGAACTGGAAGCGGCCATTGCGGCGGACGCGCATCTGATGGATGACGCGGCGGCGGGTGGCGCTCCGGGCGGCGACGGCGGCACTGGCGATGAGCCGGAGCGGCAGGTGGAGCCGACACGGGATGAGCGTGGACGTTTCCGCAGCGCGGAGGAAGAGGCTGCACGCGCCAGCCAGGAACAGGCCAAGGCGGGGCAGGACAAGCCAGCGGGCTCGACGGCGGAGAAGACAGCGGCGGATTCCAAGACCAACAACACGGAAACCGACCCCAAGGCGGACAACAACAGTGGCAAACCGCAGTCGGCGTTTGCGCGGGAAAACGAGCGCAAGGCGAAGACGTGGGAGGCCATCAACCAGCAGAAGGAAGAGCTGCGGCGTGAGCGCGAGCAAATCGAACTGGAAAAGGCGCAAGTGCAGGCGATCCAGGCGCAGGGGCAGCAGGCCCGGCGCGATGAGCACGGGTTTACCGCCAATGACTACGCTACGCGGGCCGGGCAGTGGACGGCGCGGGCGCAGGAATTGACACAGCAGGCGATGGCGGCGGAGGCCCGTGGGGACTTTACCGAGAGCGACCGGCTGAACGCGGCGGCGGCAGGCGAAGCGGCTCTGGCGAAGAAGGCACAGGCGCGAGCGGCGACGCTGAAAGGCGGCGGCGTGGCGGATGTGTGGTCCTCGCTGGGGGCGGATCTGCCGGAGGCGATGCAATACGATTCCGAGGTGAACAAGCAGTTGCGCGCGACCCTGCGGGCGAACGCGGAATTGCTGGGGCATCCGATGGGTCCGTATCGCGCGGCGGTGCGGGTGGGGCGTGAGTTGTTGACGCGGCAGGGGGCGGAACTGGCGAAGGCGCAGGCCGAGGCTGGGAAGGTGAAGGGATTGGAAACGCAGGTGTCGGACCTGACGAGGCAATTGGCGGAGTTGCGGCAGAAGACGAGCCTGAGCGGCGGCCGCGCGAACCTGATCCGGGGCGATGGCGGCGAACGAAAGTTCGACGACCTGAGCATCGAGGAGATGGAGCGTGAACTGTTGGCGCAGACTTGACGACTGACGCGCGGAAAACGGCCCGGAATCCGGGCAGGACAACATTATGGCAATGACAACTTTGGCGAATCCGGCTTCGGTGGCGGATCGTTACAGGACGTATTTCAACAAGAAGCTGCTGGCGGTGCAGACAGATGAACTGCGGCTCGACCAGTTTGCGCTGAAGGAGGAGCTGCCTTCAAAGGAGGGGTCCACCACGATCCGGTTCTTCAAGCCGAGCGTGGCGGGCGGCGGCAGCGGACAGTTTTCGGCAGCGCCGGGCCTTTACGCGGCTCCGACGGTGACGGATGTGGTTCATGCGCTGACGGAAGGCACGGCGATCGCGAACTATCGCGAGAACGCGTGGACCAAGGTCGATGTGACGCTCAAGCAGTACGGTGCGGCGACCAAGATCAGCGACATCGTGGTGGCAACCGATGCGTTCAAGCCGGTGATGCAAAACATCGAGCTGATGGGCCGCGACGCTGCGTTGCACGCGGATACCGTGGTGCGCAATGCGCTGGTCGGCAGCACGCATCCGGACGGCTCGACCACTCCGCTGACGCACGGCAGCAACGGCACGAACGGCTGCGAATTGTTCGTGAGCGGCTCGGGAACGATCGTCAACGGCGGCACGAGTTCTACGAACTTCACCACGTTGTCCGGCCTGACCCAGGCAGCGGGCTTGGCGACGCGCCTGATGGTGCTGGGCTCGTTGACTCGCCTGAAGGTCAACAAGGCTCCCAAGGTGAAGAACGGCCGTTACGTGTGCCTGTTGCCTCCCCAGATCACGCATGACCTGGTGCGCGACAGCGATTACAAGACGGCGTTTCAGGGCACTGGAAATTCCGGCATCTTCAAGGGGCAGATGGGCGACGTGGACGGGTGCATTTTCGTGGAGCACACGAACCCGTTCATTGAGGATGAAACATACGGCACGTATGACTCGGTGGACGACACCGCCGACGGGTTCATTTACTCGACGATCTTCCTCGGAGCGGGCGCTTACGGATGCCCGAAGCTGGCGGGGACGAAGAGCCCGCTGGCACCGCAGGTGTTCATCAACGACAAGGCGGACAAGAGCGATCCGCTGAACCAATTCGTGATCGCCGGATGGAAGGCGTATTACATGGCGATGGGACTGGACAGCCGCAACCTCGTTGTCGCGCGCTCGAAGTCCACCTTCGCGTGAGATTGACTCCCACCAACTAACCCACGGGGCGGCCGGCGTGGAACCCGGCCGCTCCTCCTCCGAATCCAATGCAGTGCAGAACTGAGAACAGGCAAAGCGTATGAAAAACGGTGAATTGTGTGTGCCGCTAGCGGCGGTGACGGAGGCGGGCGAGGACGGGGCCGGGGTGGCTCCGGGCGTTGGTGACACGGTGGAATTGACGGTGACGGGGCGTGTGACGCGCGCGGAAAACGGCGAGCTTTACGTGCAGCCGGAAACGGCCAACGGACAGCCATTGGCAGATGCCGCAGGCGGCGGTGACGAGATGGATTTGGAGGCGGAGGGTGAGGCGTTGCGCGGGATGGCGGCCGGGTCTGCCGGGCTGATGCTGGCGCTCCTGACGTTGTTTCTGTGGGTGGCGGGCGCTGGAGCGCAGGGCTACCGGGAACAACTACGTTATTCCAAGACGTATGCGAACAGCCTGGTGGCGACGAACAGTTACCCGGCAAGCATCGTGCCGACGGTGGTTCACAAGATCATCGTTGAGAATTCGAGCGCGACGGCGTTGTGGGTGTGGGTTGGGGACACGAACGTGACGACGCCGGCGAACAACAATTTCCCGGTGCTGCCGCCCAAGCTGGCGGCGGCGACGGGGGGCAATGTGGAGTATGACTTCGGCCCGGGCGGCATCCCGATGCGGCTGGGCTGCGTGGTGGCGACGAGCACGACAGACCGGACGCTGACGAACAGCACGGCCAGCTTTGTGATCACGGTGGTGCATTCCCCGATTCAGTAAACCGAACAGAGACTTTTCCAGAAAGGCTTCAAGACATGAGGACAATGAAACGATGGATGGCGGTGGTGGTGCTGGTGGTGGGACAATGGCTGTCCTATGGGCAGGTGGCGGACCTGACTGTTCCGCTGGGAGGAGGGCTGACGACGTTCTTACGAGATCAAGTTCCAAACAATTCGGTGATTCGGTTGCTGCCCGGCACTTACACGGTGACTCCTTCGATTCTGAATTCAAATTTGCAGAACGCGAATCAGTTCACCGGGGCAACGCTGGCCAATAAGACCAACATCACAATCATTGGTGTTCCTGGGCAGACCATTATTGATGGGAGTGCTGCGCCCGGAGAGGTGCTGTGGATCACCAACTGCGCAAACATGCATTTCTACGGAGTCACTTTCGTGGGGTGGACAAATCACAATTTCATGAATTGGCCGATCAACAGCCAGCTCCTTTGGGCGGGGGTGAATTTCCTGAAATCCGAACGGCTAACGTTTGATACCTGCGCGATCGTGAGGCACGCCGACCACGGATTGCAGGACAAGGGCGCGGAAACTCCAAGCAATCCAGCATCGTCGCCTTTGAGCACAAACCAGATTATTGTGCGCAATTGCTACTTTCACGACATCGGCAGCACCCGAACGAACACCGCAGGCGGAACACTGTTCGTAGATGGCACGGCTATCGTGTGTTCGACGATGACCATTGAAAACAATGTGTTCGACACGCTCTATCGAGGCATAGAACCCTACGATGAGGGAGCGGCCTTGCCTAACAGCCAGCGGTTTTTCAATACGATTATTCGGAACAACAGTTTTCGTAATCTGGCAGACTTCAGCATCAATCCGGCAGGCTCAACAAACGGGCAAAACATTTTGATTGAGGGGAATGTGTTTGATAATGACCTGAGCTGGAGTTTTCACGGCACAAATTTTAATACGTCCACCGGACCCTCGCCTTGGAACGCGTGCCTCTACAACGCCAGTGGCCGCGCTTGGACTGTTCGCAACAACCATTTTCGAGGTCATCAAAGCCGCGCGGTCTATTTCTACGGGGTGACAGATGGCGTAATTCAGAACAACTCCTTTTGGGGCATTACAAACCGAGCTGGAATATCCGGTGCCGCAATACAACTGGAGGGCACGACCAACATTCTGGTGCAGGGCAATTACATGCGGGGCATGAAGGACGCCGGCGTGTATTTGTTCGGTGCCAAGAACACCACAGTGGAAGGAAACACCATCCTCGAACCCGGCAACGGCTACGGCATTCAAATCGCAACATCAGGCGGGCTTACTGCCAGCAATAACTTCATCCGCAACAACCGGATCGAGGCGTCTAACACCGCAATTTGGGACCAGACTGGTAATCTGCTGCAACATTACGTCTTCGGAAACGAAGTTGTGGCACCGACGAAAATCGGAAACTCGTCAGGCGACTTCATGCACATTGAGGGGCCGCCGAGAGTGTTTAACTACACCAATGATTTTCCTTCGATTGCAGCCGGTGGCAGTTTCCGAACGAACTTCCCAGCCATTGGTGCGAAGACCAATGACTTCGCGTATCTGATGACGCCGGATCAGTTCTATCGAATCGGCACCAACATCTCGGTCAACACGTGGGCGAGTAATGATGTCGTGTGGGTGTGGATTCATAACAACGGACCATCGGCAGCGGACCCCGGTAGCGTGCGCTTCAAGGCGGTAGTGAAACAGGTCGAGGCTTACTGAACATCATGCCACGCCCCCTCTCCATCCTGACCATTTTGTTAACGGCAACGCTATGGTGTGCGGCCACGCCGCCGCCGCTGCCAGTCATCACCACGACGACCAAGCCGCTGGTGTGGGGGCCGTCACCCACGCCGGGGATCACGCGGTATCGGCTCTACCATTCGACCAATGACCTGACCTGGCACACGAACTACCTGGTGACGGGCACCAACTACCTGGTGACGGTGCAGGCGGGTTCGACGAACTGGTTCATGGTGCGTGCAGTGAATGTGGATGGCATTGAGAGCGACCCATCGAATGTGTATGAACAACCCATCCAGCCCAAGCCTGCCCCCGCTGGCTCGTTGCAGGTGGTGCCGGTAACGACGAGCATCCAGACACGCACGCCAGCCGGAGAGTGGACGGAGGTTCGACGCTACACCAACAACATCATCGAGGAACCGGAGCCGGGCAGGCTGTTCCGCAGTGCGCTGGGGATCGGCGCACCCATCGAACTGGTGAGGTTGAAATGAAATGGCTCACCCTCATGCTGCTGTGCGGAGGCTGCGCGGTGAACCGCCCTGTTCTAACGGAAACGGTGGTGGCGACAAACGGCATCACCACAACCAAGAGCCTGCGCATGACCTCCTTCGCACTGTGGCCTGCGACGACGACCATCGACAAGCAACGCGGCAGCGTGGGCAAGACGCTCTCGGTGGGCGTGGAAGGAACCGAGCTTGAAACCAGTTCAACCAACGCTGCTGCGACCTTGCGGGAGTTGCGGCTACTCCTTGAATCTTTGCGCTGAGTGCAGAGCGAAGAGCGACGCGGTGAATGCGGAACAGGTGCG